CCCGCGCCTCGCACAGCTTGACATAACCTTCCCCGACCAAGTCGCGCCGATACTCCACTGGGAAGGTCTTGACCGCAGTATGAACCACCCACAGGTACTCCTCAAGCACCAGCGCCGTTCGTTGTTGCCGCTTGCTAGACATTGCGGTTGACCTGATGAAAGAGCGACAGCATACGCCGAATCCCCGACATGCGGAAATAATACTTGACGTAAACCACGGGGTCGGGCTGGGCATTGTTGTCCACCCAAAGCTCAAAGCGGAAACAGTGCTTGGAAGAAAAAATGGGCGCCTTGTGCGTGTCCATGAGGATATAAACGAGCGCAAACAAACGCCGCTGCCACGCGCCCAGCGGGTCGCGGTGCTCGGGCTTGCGCTGGACCTCTTCCGGCTTGCCCCCTGCTTTGACCTCTTTGTCAATCCGCGCGAGGCGGCGCAGTTCGCGGTAGTATTCCCCCATATCGAGTCGAGCGAGCTTAACCATGTCGGGGCGGCTCTTGCGCTCGTCCAGTTCGCGCTGAAGGTCATCCACCGCTCCCTGAGGTGTAGAGGCAAAGCCCGCGACGCCTTCCACGAGGTCAGCGCCGAGCAACGCGCACCACTGCGCACCGTCAAGGAACACGCGGGCACCCTGCGTGTCTTGCGTGTAGGTCAAGCGCAGCGTGTGTGGCTCGCTCTGCTTGGCGTGAAAGGCTTTGACTTGGTCGAGGAAGTCTTTGGTGCGGATGATCGTGCCCGCGTCAAGCTGGATGAACTGCTTGCCGTCCGCTTGCACCTTTTCAAGCTCGACAATGAGCGCCTCGACTGCCTCGCGAGTAATGGGCGAGCCGTCGGGCATCGTGGCGGGCTTGACGTTGTGAATGAGTGAGGCAGTGTGGTCCGGCTCTGTCGCCAAGTCAAGCCCCATCGTGAACCCCTCAGGATCGGCCGGCGGCTCTGTGCGAGGCTCAACGCCCAGCGCAATCATGGCGCCAGCGTCCTCACCCATTGCCTCTGCCATCGTTATCTGCTCACCTTCAGGAACGGGCTGCCGCTCGACATACTCGGTGAGGTGCACCATCTGTCCGAACTCGTTACGCACCCACCGCGCATTGTCCAGCCCGCGCTGAATATGCCCCGGGATGCTCGCGCCTTTGTCGAGTGTCTTGGCATACCACGCCACCATCGTGCCCGCGCTCTGCTCGGTCTTAAACGGACCATATTTGTCAAGCCCCACCTCGTCCCAGAACCACCAGCCCTCACCCTCGTGGTATATGACGCCCCGAGGTCTGTCCACTTTCACCGCCATCACTGTCTTGCGCTGCTTGCGCCGATAGCCACTCCCATTGCGCCGCATTGTCTTACTCCTTTCCTGCTTTGTTTGCTGCCAGAATTGATAACGCCTTTTCCACCGCCATATAAGAGGTCCTGTTGGCGCGTATCGCAATCAACATTGCCTCCACATACTCGTCCGACGCCAGTCCCGCCTCGCGTGTCTGCTTGACTGCCCAGCTAAGGTAATTTTCTCTGTCCTCGGATTCCTCTTGCCCCTCCTCGTGTAAAGGGCGGTCAGGGTCGAGCCACGGGGTGCTGGTGCGCCCCTGCTTGGTGCCTGCCTCTGCTCGCTCACGCGCTCGCTCGCCAATGCTGCGTGGATAAACGGTCATTCTTTTCTCGGTCATAATATCCTCCCATCCTGAATGTGGCAATAAACCTCGGTATATCTATTTTGGTTTGTTGATCTTGCCTTCTGCGTAATAGTATGGTTAAAGGGTAACCAGTTGGCACCTTTTGCCTCGCACACAATAACCTGCCCTTTACGCGACAGGCACCACGCCGCCAGCATTTTATAATTTATCTGATTTGATCCCATTTTATAATGAATCCCGCCCCGAAGTGAGTATGGCGGATCCACAAACCACGTTGCCTCCTGATTAGGGATGCAATCATACGCACCTAATTGGACCCGCCAATGTTTAATTTGGGTCACAGATTTTGCTAACCGCTCGCGGCACGCCGCGCCCCAATAATTTGCCCAATGCGTAATTGTCGCCCAATGTGGTAAACATCTACCCAAACTTTGGCCGTTTTCAGTACACCAAATGCCAATTAAATTTTTATCTACCTGAGGCAAAGGCAGATTTTTAACCAATTGTCCAGGCTCCAAGAGAGGCAGGGCCAGTATTGTTTCAGGCGTTGCTTTTATTAGATATGTAAGCAGAGCCACAGGCAACATATTTTTATCATTCAAATATATTTGCCTTTCACAATAAACTCCCGAATAATTTGCCGCGCCACAAAAGGGCTCAATAATTAAAGGATAGGTGGGTTTAGGATACAGAGCAGCTAACCTATTTTTACCCCCGAAATACGGGAACAACCTCATTCTTGACTCTGTGCCAGCCATGCTACCTCCTCGGTATAGAGGCCTAAACGCCTCATTAGATTGTAGGTCGTTTGAGACAAGCGCCAGCCCCCGGCCAGCCCCGCCTCCTTCTTAGCCACGCCGAGCAGCGCGAGGTCCTGCAAGATATAGCGCGTGGTGTCCTCGGGGAATCGTGCCGCCTGTGCTATGTCTTTGGTGGGGTGGTATCTATATCCCCGGATGAAAAGCTGCTTGACAATCTCCTCCACTCTGTCGGGCACTGTGTCCTGTGCTGTCTTGACAACCGTAACGTAGGTTTCCTCCGTGACCTCTTCCTCGTGCTTAAACATAGCCACGCCAATTGCGAGCTTGCAAAGCTGCTTGGCGAGGCGCGTACCTACTTCGGACATAGGCTTATAATTCACCATGCCGGTGTATTTTTCGCGGTTGACTACACCACGCAGACACGCCACCCACTGCGCAAGCTCCACGAGCTTGTTAAGCATATCCACGGGCACTCGCGGGAACGTGTCGAAGGTCTGGGCAAGGACTTGCTCGCCAATCTCGGCTAGGTCATGTTTCATCTGGTCATCATTGTGGATGTTAGATAGCGCCCGAGCAATGACCAGCTTGTCAGTGCCGCCCTTAGGTAATTTGTATTTCAGGAAACGCTCGCCAAGCGACACGTTCGCCGCGCTCAATGTCTCGACAGCGGGAGTGACTCCCGCGAGTATCCCAAAGTGGGACTCGTAATGCCTGACCACGACACCCCCGCCTCCTGAGCCAAAGCGTTTGGTCAAGTGCCCATCGTATATGTCCCGCAGCACCGAAAAGATATCGTCCCGCGCTAGGCTATTCATTGAGAGGATGGGCGTAAAGTCTTTGATGGCGAGTATCTTCCCATTAAGCTCGGGAATCAGTGACGGATCCCCACCGCCTGCAAGACTCGCACCGCTGACAAGAGCATGAGGCGTCAAGCTCGTTACGCTGACCACATCGTCTGCGTTGCCGATGCTCATTATTAGGGCTGACTTCATACCTCCCGGGGGAGCAACGAAAAAGAGCCAGAGCGGATCCCCCGGGATGCGGTTAGCAAAGACCACACCAAACATGACCTCCAAAGCGCGGGGCGTTTCAAGGTGAAGCCACTTCCGGTACCGGTCAAACACCCAACGGGCCTCTAGCGGCGTCTGCGTTCGTTTGACGGGTGGTTTTTTGAGTGTGCCTACCGCTTTTGCCCCCGTTTCCGAGCGCGGTTTGTCATAAAGCAGGGGTTTGATGGCGTCAAGCGCGTCCTTGCCGTGCTGTACGTACCAGTCCCGCGTGTCGAACCCCTCCCGCAAGTCGGCCGGCCAATGCACAAACACGAGCGAGCGAGCGACACCTTTAAGAGCTTTAAGGACCTTCTCCTCGCCCTTGCGGCCGGCCTCGTCATTGTCATACATAACAACAACGTCCCGCCCCTGAAAAAGAGACAACGACACCGCGGGAAATGTCAGCGCCCCGGGCGTGGCAAAAACATCGTCGGTGACTTTGTTCCTTCTCAGGCACTCCCACCACGCTTGTCCGTCCCACTCACCTTCACAGAGCCAGACCCGCGGGCTGTCTGTCAGTTCGGCGGCAGTAATCAAGCAGGGGTGGGCGCCTGTCGTGGACATGGCTTTGGAGCCGATGCGATAGCGCCGAATGTCTGTTACCTCGCGCTTGGCGTTGCCCGTTGTCGGGATTGAATAGAACGCACCCGACCAGCCCACGCGCCACGCTCGCAACGTCTGCGGACGCAGCCCACGCGACTTGCACAGAGCGTCCAGCGCGTCACCAGTCAAGTTCGGTCTGTAGGCATCGGCGACACGCGCCAGGAACTGCGTAAAGTTCCCCGACAGCCCGCAGACTTTGCAGTCCCAAACAAGCTCGGTCTTGTGGACATAGAACTTGGCATCCCGCCCACAGAATGGGCAATCACCAATGGCGTTGTCTCCCGCGTCAGGATTGACGATGGTAACGCCGTGCTGCTCAAAGCCCCTCATGGCTCACCCTTGCGCTGTCCACCCATGCTGCAATGTGGACAAGCTCTTTGCGCCGCAAGTAGCTAGCGCCGCGCTTGGGTAGTGGGAGCCCGACTGCTTGCCGTATCTGGTTAAGCAGTGCGGGCCTCGTTTCATCGTGTAACCTCTTGCGCCGCATGATACCTTCCTCCTTATGCTGTGAGCTTGAAAGGTGACTTGGACTCCCAGTTTGCAGCCGCCACTTGCATCTCCGCATCCAGCGGCACGTCAATCTCCGGAAAGTCTTGCATTAACTCGACACTAGAGCGGAGAACCTCTTGCACGTCTGCCATCCGCTTGCGCGGATACTCAATAACCAATTCATCGTGAATGGGCAGCAGGATAGCGACCTCCCCGCCCGTTGCTGCTTTCAAGTATTTGTCCACGCGAACCTGGGCGCGTTTAAGAATGTCAGCCGCCGTCCCCTGAATAAGATAGTTGGTCGCCACGAACGCTTGACCTCGCGGGACATACAAGCGCCGCCCAAAGACTGTCTCCACGTAACCTTGAGCCTGCGCCAGCTTTGTCATGCGTTCCGACAGCGCAGCAAGGCCCGGCAGTCTGCGCTTATATTCCTGATAGCGAGCCATAACGACACTGACCGGCAAGTTAAGGCCGGCGGCGATAGTGGCAACCCCTGCTCCGTAGATTATTGCAAAGTTCATATTTTTAGCCGCGTTCCTCATTGTCTTTTTAATGGCGGGGTCTCGCTCGTTTCGGAACTGGTCGCCAAAGAATATCTCCGCCGCGAGCGCGTGAGGGTCGCCGCCGCTGCGTACCAAGTTAATCAGCGTCTGGTCCCGCGAGTAATAGACCGCCAGCCTAAACTCAATGCCGGAAAAGTCAATGTAGAAAATAACGTGGCCGGGGCGGGGCATAAAGAGCGAGCGCACTGGCACCGCGTATGGGTTAAGCAGGACCCCCATTTTCGGGACGTTCTGGAGGTTCGGGTTGGAGCAGGACTCGCGTCCGGTGTCTGCCTCGCAAGTGTTTAGTGTCGGATGGATGATGTGGTCCGCGTCCATCAGTTTGAGATAAGACCGCATGGTGGTGACCGCCTTCGACCACGAGCGAAACTTTAGGACGCTTTCAATGACGTGGTGACCGAACTCGCGGCGCAAGTCAAAGAGGACCTCCTTCTCCGTGCAAGGTTTGCCGGTCTTGGTGTAGCGCGTAATGGGCAGGCCCGCCTTCTGAAAGAGAAGCCAGTGGAGGTCGTTGGGACTGTCGGGGTTTATTCTGCGCCCCGCGTATTGCTCAATATCATCCAGCACACCCAGCGCCGCGCGTTCCGTGCTGTTTATCAACGTGTGGCACCGCTGCGGATTTAGCATCATGCCTCGCCGCTCAATGTCAATGCTAGTCCTTATAAGGTCCAGTTCGTTGTTATAAACCTCAAGCATTTTAGGATCGGATTTAATCTGTGGATAGAAAAAGTGGTGGAGGAGGATTGTGCGCAGCGCGTCCCGCTCTTGATACTCGGTCATTATGGGCTCGGGCACCATCGAATAATTGCGGTCGCCTTTCTTCCCCTTGAGGAACTTTTTAATGGCGTCCTCATCGTCCTTGGGAATGCCCGCAAGCTCCCACGCGAGGTCTTTAAGCGCGTGGCTTGGGTGGTTGCTGCGTATCAAGTGGCTCTGGATCATTGTGTCGTGGAACGGCTGCTCCTTGAGTGAGCGTCCCAACACTCGCTCGGTCATCGGAAGGTCAAATTTGCTTTTGTGCATGACCTTGGGAGCTTTGCCTTCCTTCCATATATCCTCGAGCTTGACTCGCGAGGTGTAACGACGGACCGCGCTGCCGTCGAGTCGATACACCTCAGGATAAACAGTGGCGGCGCTGCTATCGGCTTCACAGATTGAATAGGCAAAGACCTCATCCCGATGGACGTTGAGGCCCGTTGTCTCGGTGTCGTATGCGATAACAGCGCCGCCCATGTGTTTACTCCTTCAGCGTGTCTGGTTGTTGTGTTGACTGCTTACGCGGTTACTTTTTCGCCGCCTTCTTCGGCGCTTTGGGGGCGGGGATGGAGGGGATGCCGCACTCTTTGACCAGGGCGACTTCCTCGGGGAGCATTTCGACCTCGTTCCACGTGTAGGTGGACATGATGGTGACCACCTCCTCGAGGCTCTGCCCGTCGGCCAGTTCGTCCACGCCGTACGAGGCGCCCAGCGTTTTGAGGGCCGCGAGCTTGGGGTCGGCGGCGGCGGGCTTGCTCGCCTTCTTGGCAGCCTTGGCCGGCGGCGGGGCAGCGGCGATGGTGAGGTCGGCGATATCGACGGTCCAGACGGTGCCCGCCTCGTCATTCTGCTTGACGCTCGCGGTGGCGGCGTCAATCAGCGTGGCGACGGTGCCGGTGATGGTCCCGTCCTCACCGCCGTCGAAGGTCACGATGGCGCCGACGTTGACGCCGGCAGCGGCGGGGGCTGCGCTCTGCTTGGGCGCGGGCGCGCTCGCGGGCTTGGCGGCGGGGTCAGCGGCAGCGGGCTCGGCGCTCGCCTTCGCGGCGCTGCTCTGGGTGACTTCGGTAATCTTGACGTTGTAAATGTCGGAGTCGCCGGAGCGGCGCGCCATGCCGACATATACGGGGTTGTTGGAGTCCAGTTCGGTCAGGATGGCGGACACGTCCTCGAGGTTGTCGGGGGCCTCGTAACCCATCTGGCGCAGGAACTGGGCGAGGGCATACATGCCCCGGTCGTCCGAGAGGACGATATAGTCGCGGAGCACTTCGCCGGCGAACTCGCCTTCCACGACATAGTGGTCCCGCACCACCATCAGGTTGCCGCTGCTCTTGCTCTGGTCGAGCTTGCAGGACTGGAGCTGGAGGGTGTAGGAGCCGTCCACGACGCCGGGCGCCTTGTCCTTCGCGCCGCTGTAAAGGCGGTTCATGGATTTGAGCTTGTCCTGCATATTGATTCCCTGTCCCTGGTTCGCGTTCGTCATTGTCTTAACTCCTTATGGTTGCAGACGTGAATGCCTAGCCCTGCCGGACGGGCGCTTTGGTCGCTTTGCGGGGACCACTCTTGATTGCTGTCGGTGCGGGTACCTCCTTCGCATTGTTACGCGCTTCCTCCATCCGCGCGTGTTGGAGGAACGCTTTGCCGGTTTTGCTCGACTCCTTAGACGGCATTAACTCGGCAGCGTTCAAGCCCACGTCCTCGCCGTGAAAAGCGCGAGTCAGTAGGTTATACATGCCTTCCTTGAGCATGGGCAGGAATCGGGGGAACGTCCCGCCCAGCGTGGCGCGAGCGCCCGCCCAGATGGTTTCGTCACCTTCGCAGATAAGGACGCGCTGCTCCCGCACATACTCACAGTAAAAGAAAAAGTCCACAAGCGCCTCGATAACCACGCGAGCCTGCCCCGACATACTCGGTATGATGCGGTCATACTTGTCGGAGGACTTGGGGTTAATCGTCATTTCCCGCGAGTGCGAGGTAAACACGATGCCCATGCCCGCTTGCACGAGGCGGTAAATCTGCTCGGTGAACTCGACCTTTACCGCGCGCCAGCTTTTGCCGTAATCCTGATCCCCGGCGGCGTCCGTCCCGGGGTAATCAATCCCCCGATTGGCGCACACCCAATCCAGACACATATCGTAGGCGCGGTCCGCAGTGTCAATCACCACAGTCCTGAAGGAATGATTACCAGCCACGAGCAAGTCCACGCCCGCGCGGAAAACGTCCCACGTGGTCACGCCGCCGCGCGCCTCGTTGAAAGCGAAAATGGACAGGCCCTTGTCCCCGGGCTCGGTGCTGAAAAAGATAGCCCCGGGAAAGGAGGAGGCAATCTTGGTCTTGCCGATTTTTTCGCGCCCATAGAACAACCACAGATAGTGTCCAATGTCCGCGTCAATCGCTTTGGGCTCGGTGGGCAGCGCGTACTCAGGCGGAGGGGGCGCGCCCACCTTTTTCAAAGGCAGCTTGCGGGTCGGTGTTGTCATCGTATTAACTCCCGAAATAGGACGCGGCTCTTGATACAGCCGGCGGCGACCGCGTTCCCGCCCGCAGCGCAGACAGGCAGGAACTCACACACGCCCCGGCCGATACACGCCGAGGGGTTCTTATACGTTGGGAGCAGTCCACGAGACCAGTCCCGAAAGTCCGCAAGCTGCAAAGCAAGCTCGGCGCGGAAACGCTGCTTGACTGTCTCGGGATAGACCAGCGGGAATCGGGCGAAGTATTCCCCGGGCGCGTCATTCACCGCGGTAACCATCCTGCTTGCGAACTCGTTAAAGGATTCCTTCTTCCCTTGACGGAGCGCAGGTTTGCGGATTAGATCGTAAAGCACCCCCGCCACTTTGACGCCGTACTCCTGCTCCGTGTTGAGGATATAGAACAGGTTTTGGAGGTCGAAATTGAGGCGCAGGCTTAAGGAGTCGCTATCCAGCGTGGTCGTGGTCTTATGCTCAAGGATCCAATGCTCCTTGCCTTTGTTGACCAGGAACATTCCATCCCGCATACCGCGCAGACGATAGCCCTCCCAGTTCGTATCAAAGACCGTCTCGACTCCCACCCACTGGCGCTTGAGGTCCTCCTTCTCCCAGTGTTTGCAGTACGGGCCAAAGAGCGCAAAAGCCATCGCCTCGAACTGCTCCAGCTTTTGCGCGTCAATGCTGCCCGCGTCCTTTGCCACCCAATGCGAAAATACAGCGTCAAAGCCCACAAACGCTTTGACGCCCTGCCCCGTTGCCAGCGCCTTGTAGTAATGCTCCAGCAGTGAGTGGAACAGCGTGCCGAACATAAGCGCGAAGGATACGCTCGGACTCTCCCAGAGGTCGAGGTAATACCGCGCCGCTTGTCGGCATGACAGGAACGTGGAAAGGATTGACTGGGAGACACCATCGCGCCCCAAGTCATAACCCTTGCCGCAGGGGAACTGGTTGACTTTATCTTTTCTCGCCGCCATCACTTACCTCCTGAGAGGCGTTTGAAAATTTCAGACACGGCGCGAACTGCCACAATAAATTCCGGACTCTCCACTCCGCCTCTGCGCAGCATATACGCTGGATGAGGCAGCTTGGTGGCAGTCGGCCACAGTCGGCCACAATGTTTTTTGGCTATCTGTCCTAGTAGTATCACCTCCCTTGGGCGCACCTCGCTAAAGGTTGCAATGAGCAGGGGACGACACGCGAGCGCCTCCGACTCTGTGGGCTCGCGGTTGGGTCCTTGTTTGCTGTCACACGGACGACAGCGCACCACGTTGGTTATGTAATAAGTCGGCGTCGTGGTTATCCCCGCCTCTATCATTGCCTGCTCAATGATAGCGTTAAGGATACGCCCCGACTTGCCCACAAACGCCTCGCCACGCATATCTTCGGACTTGCCCGGGGCTTCTCCGACAATGAGCAGGTCCGCAGGCTTGACACCCCGCCCGGGGACCTCCTGCCTGCGCGTGAGCGACAGAGCGCAAGAGCGGCACAGCATTAGAGGCGCCCCATTGCAGCCAAGCCCATGCCTACCGCGTCAAGCTCGTGGTCCTGATACGAAACACCAAGCAGCTTTTCCACGCGCCGTTTGAGCGCGTCCTTTGGAAGCTGCCCTTTCCAGTCGCTCGGTGAGATAAGCTGGACCGTCCCCATGTCGAGCGCCTCACACGCGCGGTCAAGCGCACCCACAAGGTAGGCGAGCTTAAACAAGTCGCCGCGCGTTGCGCTCGCGTGTGAGGTAGCCTCCTGCCACACTCGCGGGAACTCGGCCACCACGAGGATAGGGTGATAAAGAGACAGCACCCCCGACATGCTCGCCATGACAGTGCGGACCTTCGCTTGCCACGTTGCGCCTTTGGGAAATACAACGCCCGTGGTGGGCAGATTGTAGTCCCCACCATCCACGTTGCGATAGTACGCCCAGCCCGTCCCACCCACTCCCGGGTCGAGGAATAACACGCGCTGGGTGCTGCGGACGTTAAACATTGGACCTCCTTTGCATGATGCAATCCTTAAGAGCGCGGGAAAGCGTCAAGTCATTGAGCATAACCTGACCAGACAAGTTCGTCCACAAGTCCTCGTCCACTGTGTCGGGGCACACTAGTCGGATATAAAGCAGTGGCGAGGTCTTGTCCACACTCAGGATCCTGTCCTCTGTCTGTGACTTCGCCAGCGCACCCATGGGCGGTGCGTAATAGATAGCAGTGTCCGCGGCACTTAGGTTCATACCGGTCTGGGCGACAGCTTGCTGGACGAGTAGGACGCGAACGCCTTTGGTCTGAAACCACGTCCGCATTTTCTCGCGTTGCTCCACGCTGTCCTCTCCCGTAATGCTCGCCATGCTCACCTTATTCTGCTTGCAATACTCCCGCGCTGCTTTGACCTCTGCGTTAAAGTTAAACCACACCACCACCTGCTCGTGGACAAGCTCGCCAGTGAGCAAGTCCATAAGCTCAGCCATCTTCTCACTGCTCACCATCTGCTTGCCTTCAACGTCAAAGCCGCCGCACAGGCGCCGGAGCCACGTATAACGCGCCCCCGCCCAAAGTGTCTTGCTTTCCTTGCCCATTATTTCCACTGCAAAGTCTCGCTCAATGTCTGAATAACGCCGGGCTGTTACGGGGTCAAGCGAGACAGCGCGGGTGGAAATAATTTTCTCTGGTCCGATATTAACGTCCCGTCTCCTGAGGATGAAACAACGCGAGCGCAGCGCCGCCGCTATCTTCTCCGCAGCCCCCGGGAGCGGGACCCAGTCATATCCCCAGGGCACGTGGAAATACTTTGCCCGGAAGTCCCAGTAGGAGCGGCACCCCATAAAGGATCCGTCGAGGAACGCAAGTTGGCACCACAGGTCGAGGTCCCCCTGTGGATTAGGTGTGCCCGTCAATATCCACCGATGAGGCACGTGGCACCAGTTCGCGTAACTAAAAAATTGAGTCACCTTAGCCTTAGGATTTTTGATAAAAGTGGACTCGTCCAAAACCACGCAGTCCCAAGGCTGGAATCTAAGCTCTGGGATGGTGAGGTGTGCCTCTTTGTTGACAAGATACCACTTGTGGTTCTCCTCGAGCTTTCCTACCCTATCAGAGCGCGAACCTCGCAGCCAAACCACGTCGGTCTCGCCCTCGGTGCGCAGTTCGTCGAGCCACGAACCAAGCGCCGAGTTAGGCGCAACGATCAGGACGCGCAAGTCCTTCCCGTATTGTTTAATGCGGCGGATGGCCACTAGAGTCTTGCCCAGCCGCATTTCCATCCACTCGACTGGGTGGTCCTGCTCCACCGCATAGTTGAAAGCGTCAACCTGATATGGTCTAAAGCGCCGCATGTTAGTCCTTGAGCAAGTGCATAAGCTCGGCGCGGGCTGCGCTGTCGCTCCGCATTTCGCCCAGCATACATGAGGTGACCATTTCCGTGTTGGGCTGCTTGACGCCGCGGCATGACATACATTGGTGGTGCGCTCGCACCACGACACCGACGCCCCGGGGCTTGAGGCACTCTTGGATGGCGTGTGCAATCTGCGTGGTCATGTTTTCTTGGACCTGCAAGCGCCGCGCAAACATCTGGACGACACGCGCCAGCTTGCTTATGCCAATCACTCGACCCTGAGGCAGATAGCCGACAGCCGCCTCGCCGACGAAAGGCAGGAGGTGGTGCTCACACAACGAGGTAAACTGGATATGGGAGAGGACCACCATTTCGTCGGCGCTCGACTCAAAGCACGTGGACAGGACCTGCTCTGCGTCCATGCGGTAACCCTCGGTCATTTCCAGCAGAGCTTTGACCACGCGCTCGGGAGTCTTGACAAGACCTTCCCGCGTGGGATCCTCGCCAATGACCTCAAGCAGTCGCCGCACGTTGTCGGTGGGACCACATGCCTCGTCCGCTGTCTCCCACGGGAACACCACCCAGCGGTCGCGGAGCGGTTCGCTTTCGTTGCGTTTGTCCACGAGCGCAGCAACGCGCTGGCAGACATTCTTAAAGCTGCGCAGCGTGGCGCCCGTTTCGATTATGTCATCCACGATGAGGTGGGGCAGTTCGTCCACGCTGTCACAGAGCCGCACGTCGGCATGACCAGCGAGCATCCCCGCCACGACCGCGCCACCTCGAGGCACCCCCCACACGTGGACGGGGTCATGCTCAAGGCAGCGCACTAACTCAATGATGGGATTGAGGCGGTCCAGCACCTCGTCCCACGTCATGCGATATTGGCGAGCTTGTGGGTCTGAAGGCTTAAACGCCATGACGGGTTCTCCTTTATGAACTTGATGGTCCGTTCCATGCACGTCTGCGCCCATGCTGCGTTGCTGCTGGCGCAAGGTTGCGCGTACCAATGCTGGAAATTGTTTCCGCACTTGCGCCGCAACGCGAGCGCGAACGCCTCGCCCTCCGCACAGTCGAGGACCACCTTCATTTCGTTACCGCGAAGGTGGGCATACATTTTCGAATCCTCCCAGAGCGCAGGCTGTGCGGGCAGCTTGGGCGAGACAGTCACCCAGTCCACGCCGACGGGGATTTGGTCCATGTGCGTTCCGTTCGTTTCGATTGCAACGAACCACCCCCGCTCCTGAAGGATAGACACCAGAGGCGTGAGCCGCTGCAAAGTCGGCTCGCCGCCCGTGATAACCACGAGCTTGTCTCGCGTGTGCGCAAGCGCGAAGTGGGACACGTCATGGAGGATATTGACTTCGGTCGCCACCTCTCGTTTGCTGTGGTCAGTGTCACACCACGAGCATTTCAGATTACAGCCCGCGAGACGGACGAACGCGGCCGGCCGCCCCGTCCAGTATCCCTCGCCTTGCAGACTGTAAAAAATTTCCGTCACCGCATAAAGCATGTTACACCTCGTAGGTGGCGACGTTGCCTTCCGTCTCCTCAACGCGCACACGCGACACGCGCGGCACGTTGGAAAGGCGCAAGTCCTTAAAGCGGCGGTTGAGGACCTCGGCGATACCGAAGGCGATATTCTCCGCCGTCGGGTTCGGAAAATGATCGTTGAGGTTTTCGTGGTCGAGCGCGTGGACGGCGTCCTTAATCAGCCCGAAGTCCACGACCATGCCGTCCACGAGCTTGGACGCTTGCACAGTGACCGTTACGCGCCAATTGTGCCCATGCTCACGCTGACACGCGGCGGGGCATGACTTGCCTGTCAAGTGGTGCGCTGCGCTGATGGAGACAGTCTTTTCCACCTTATACATTGAGGCCTCCTTCACGGGTTATGCTGCGATAAACCTCCGCGTGGGGCTTGACTGCAATGCCGCCCCGGGCGTGGAACTCGGCATCCACGAGGCAGTAATGCGGACGGAGCACGTTGTAAAGCTCGCGGCATATCTGGTCCACAAGCTGCTCGTTAAATCCGCGCGTGTCACGGAACTTGAGGAGATACAGCTTGAGGCTTTTGGTCTCGAGGATGCGACCGTCGGGGCGGTAGCGGATCGTGAGCCTGCCGAAGTCGGGCTGGCCCGTCACTGGACAGTAGGAGGTGAACTCGGAACAGTCCAACTCCACTACCACTGCGGTCTTGAACTCTACCTCCAGAACCTCGGGACGGTCAAGAGGTTTGTTGGTCTGCTTGCCCAACACTTGAACTTGGTCTTTTACGCTGTCCATCTGCTTAACTCCTTGCGCCACCGCGCCTTTAACTTTTCCTGCATGTGCCAGTAATGGAGGACCTCGCCTTTCGTTGCTGTGTATATCGGGTTGCCCTTTTTCGCTCGCATCGGAGAATAGAAGCCTCCGAGCGAAGTCCACCGCCCATAACGAAATGACGCTTGCCACGAGGTGCTGTCCGCTGACCAGAACGGATAGCGAGACAGTATGCCTTCCTCCGCCCACCCGAAGGAGTGGAATCTGTGCGGGAACGCTCGCCGGAAACACTGCTCATAGAACCACTCCGACGTTTTCTTATTTTCTCCCAGCCGGCAAGACAGTCCCACGAGGTCCCAGTGTTGACAGTATTCCTTGAGGAGTTCAAACGGCTCCCCCTGATGGAACACTGGGAAGGCTTTGCTCCCATGCTCCTTCATATAGAACGCATTGGCGCGGGACTCTGAAGGTGAGCCGATAACGTCAAGCGCAACGACATAGCGCCAAGCCCGCGCCTTCTCCGCTGCAATGAGCGCGTCAATATCAATCGTGGCACCGATCGTCCACGCGCTATAGGCACCGCTGTCGAGCATAAGCGGGCCCCGTATGTGGAGCTTGTCAATGGTGCGGATATACTGTGAGTGAGCGAACGTCCACAACGTAGTCAGCGGATAGAGGTCCCAGTCCCAGTCCGCAAAAACATCGTGCATGACTAGCGAGGACTGGGAGACTGCAAAGACCATCTCCGTCATAACGTCACCACGCCGTCCACGATAGGCGCGTCCACATCGTATATCGTGGGGTCACTCACGCCCGCGAGCGCGAAGGCTTCCCGGCGCTCGACACAAGTCCCGCACTTGCCGCAGTGCTGCGCCCCGCCTTTGTAGCATGACCACGTGAGTCCAAACGGGACGCCCAGCGCAGCGCCAAGCCGGACAATCTTCTCCTTGGTCATGTAAAGGAAAGGCGCCAGCAGCTTAACCACTTGGTAGTCCACGCGCTCTGTGACCATCGCCATGCGATTGATAAACGCAGCGCGGCAGTCAGGATATATTGCGTGGTCACCAGCGTGGACGCCGACGGCCACCACCTCCGCCTGCGTTGCGATTGCGCGGGACGTTGCGAGCGCAATCATTACGAGGTTCCGGGCGGGGACCACTGTCGCTTTCATGCTGTCGTCCTCGTAATGTCCCTCCGGCACTGCGATGGAGGCATTGGTCAGCGCCGACGTAGGAGCGAGCAAGCGCAGCACGTCAAGCGGCGCAATGATGTGGTCCACGTCCCGGTGTCTGCTTACCGCCGCCGCCGCCTTCAGTTCGCGGACGTGTCTCTGCCCGTAATCAAACGACAGCGCCTCCACCTCCAGCCCCTGGGCGAGACAGTAATGAAGCAGCACGGACGAGTCCAGACCGCCGCTCAATACAACCACCGCTTTAGGCATGGGGCACCCCCGTCTGCTTAACGGGCGCTCTGCGGTTGCTCTTGACGTAGGCGCGGGCTAGGTACACCAGCACCTCCTCCACCTTGCTTTCCACCGCCCCTGCCGCCTTGTAGAGGGCGACAGCCGCATTGATTACCGCCGCTTGCTCCTCTGTGAACTTCACACGGAGCGCGGTGCCCATTTCCCCCTGCTCAGGCTCCGGCATTTCAGTCGGCGCCCAATCCTCGTTAAGCAGGGGCTGGAGTTCAAAGTCCGCAAAGCCCAGCGCGGACACGTCAAACTCCGCGCGTTGCAGTTCGCGCACCACTTCACTCAATGCGGTATAGTCGAAGGTGGAGGACTCGCCGGTTTTGTTGTCAGCGACAGAGTACGCCAGCTGGTTCATCTGGTCGAGTGTCGAATAGACAACAAACACCGACGCGAGCTTGAGGCGCTTGCAAGCCTCGAAAGTCCCGTTGCCTTTGAGGATGCGGTGATCCGCACCCAATACGATCGGAGTTTGTTGTCCGAACTTTTTAACGCTCGCCATGATGGCGAGGATATTGGCCTCGGGGTGCTGTCGCGTGTTTTGCGAATGCGGTATCGGCAGACTGATTGGAACGCTTACCACTTGCATATCCTTAACCTCCTCTTAACGCAGCACCGGCGCGAGTGACAAACGCTCGCACCGGTGCGCTGGTTGCGCTGTTTAAGTCTTACGCGCTCTTGACCGCCTTCTTGGCGACCTTCTTGGCGGGCGCCGGCGTCGGGGTGGGGGCGGGGGTCTCCGCCTTCTGCGCCTTCTTGGGGGCCTTCTTGACGGGCTCGGCGACCGGCGCGGGGGCTGCCTTCTGCGCCTTCGCAGTCGCGGGCACGTTCGCCGGGATGTGGCGTTTGAGTTCCTTTTCCTCGGCGGGGGTCAGCGCAGCCACCGGCCCATATTTGTCGCCGTGCTTCCCGTCGTTGACGCCGGTAACGATCGTGCTGTCTTTCAGCACTTCGCCGAAGCCCAGGGACGCGACAGCGGCGCGGGCCTGCGCGACGGTGTAACCGTTGTTGCCGAGCCAGCGCAGCACGGAGGAGGCGGGGTGCCCCACGATCATGGCTTTGGTCCGACCCGGGGTGGCGGGGGCTGCGTTGCTGCTCTGCTTGTCAGTGGTAGCCTTCTTGGTTGCCTTTTTCGCGGTAGTCATTTCGTTATCTCCTTTGAGGTTGCGGTCAAGGATTGTGACGGTCTGGAAGTCATCGTCCTTGGCGACTGTTTCGGGGTGGTAGATCATAACCTTAGCGCGGCGCATGATAACCTCTGTTTTGACGGTGGTCGGGTCGTCACAAAAGAGCTTGTAAGCGACTCGACAGCAAACGAACGTAGGACCCCAAGTAGGATTAGGACGAGTACCAAACACGCGCACATGCTCCTCCACTGCAAGGCGCGCCTCTGCCTCGCGCCCCTGCTCGGAGCGCAGTTTGTAGCAAGTCGCTAGGAACGTCTGCGACTGGCCCGGTTGAACTTTATATGCCATATGATTGCCTCCCACTCAAACAAACATCAAATTTGAAAAGCATTTTACGCGTTGTAATCAGCACTTGTCAAGCGTAATTTTTTCAAATTGCTAACCGTCCAAGCTCATTACGCTAGGAGGTTAGACTCACGCGCCTTAAGGACTGTCATCTGGACGAGCTTGTCAACGTCAAAGACTTTGCCCTCATACTCTGCCCACTCTGCCGCCGCTGCCTGCGCCCACTCGCGGATACCATCTTCGGTGATACTACCCCGCATGGACAAACGCTCAACCCCATACGCCGATAGAATGTCAAGGTCAATCGCCGTCGCTTGCTTCATTGTCTGCTCCTCCACTTGCGTTTTTAGTTGCTGCAATTCCGCCACCTCATTCCTGAGGTGAACTCGCCGAGCCGCCAAGTCGCGTTTGAACTTTGACAGCATGTTACTTGACCTCCTGCGAACTGATACCGAGCCACGCTTTGCACTTGTTACACGTCACCTTAGACCGATCGTGAGTAAGCTGCCAGCGCGGCGTGGGATTGCCTTGACACACTGCGATTGATTGCAGCGTCACCTTTTCGTCCATTGTGTAATGCGTTTTCATCATATCACCTCCAACGCAATCTTTGCGGCTTTGCGCAGCTTTGCGGCGCTCATATGGAGCGCGTCTGCGCAGCGTGTGACAACCTCGTCGGTCACTGGCTTGCCTGTCTTGCGTGAGACAGCGGCGAGGACTACCGCTGCCACTTCATACTCGCGGAGACCCGAAAGGCTGGGCGCTGAATTACGAACGCGAGTATAGGCGGCAAGGAACTCGTGGCGGAACTGTGTAAGGGCGTCTGTGTCTGACATTTTCAATCTCCTTTGTTTTGTTTCGGGGGCTCTGCCCGCCGACTTGTTAGTCTATATAAAATTATAGTCCTTTAGCCTTAAATTGTCAAGGATTATTGTAGGATAAATCAAAATAATTGCATAGCCTTAAAAATCAAGGACTTGCCCTAGCCTAATTATACCTAACCTAGACCTAAGTAAACCTCACGTCCGCAGCCCTCCATAGACACTAGCAGAGCGAGCGCAAAGTCCCCAAGTCTAGGGGTGAGGGGTGCATATACTAATCCTTTATCCTAGCGTGTAAGTGTCCATTATGTCTATAATTTAAACTTAATACTTTATTAAATTAAAGACTCTTAATGTGACTAAATCAAGGGGTGTGTGGGGGGTATAAAAGGGGCTTTTGCAGACAGCCCAAACAAAAGCGCGTGGAGGCTTGGGGTACCTCCACGCGCTCTTGACAGCGTGGTCAAGGGACAGGGCAGGGCTTAACCACGCTTGGGCGGCTTGACATACACGGGCTTGATGGCTTTGGGCTTGCTCGCGTTCGTTTTGAGCGCGGGGGCAGCGGGCGCCCGGGGCGCGGGACGATTGCTCGACGGCATCAGGTGGACGAGCTTGAGGAGAGTCGCCACGATGCTCTGGAGGTGGTCAGTGAACTCCGGACGGACGAACGGAACGCAGACAGCAATGCCCGCCTCCGTCATGCGGCCGACCCCGTCCACCAGCTTGGTGACTTCGCCGAGCGACACATGCCCGTCGGCAAACACGTCGTCCAGTTCGGTCCACGCGCTGACAATCTTCTCCTGTTCCTGCGCCAGCGAGGAGCCGACCTGCTGACACGCGCCCGCGACCACGCCCAGTATGAGCTTGACCCGCGGGTCCACGTTGGGCGCGAACGTGAGCAGCTTGGACGCCTCCGCCAGCACGTCACCGAGCAGGTCCACCATCAGGGGAATCTCCTCGGGCATGATGCGGCCGTCGGCGGTGATGCTCTGGAGCTGCTCCCACAGGCTGATGGTGTCATCGTCCAGCAGGTGCTCCACTACCTCGCCGGCAGTGTCGAGCGCGTCCGCGGGGTTCGGGGTCGGATTGGTTTTCCCTTTGTCGCCTTTGTTTGCTTTCGTCATAACATGCCTCCTGTCCTACTGTTTGCAGAATTGAACCAGCGCCCTTGCGAGCGCACTTGCCAACCGCGTGATTCCTGAGGGTGACGTAACAAACGCCCTGTCCCCTGCGTTTGTCAGGAACGCCAGTTCCACAAGACACGCGGGCATAACCGTCTGCCGCAGAACCGTATAGGGCCCGCGCCCAGTGTCATCGTCGGTGATGATGGAGCGCGAGCGCGGGTCAATGTCGGGCTCTGGCATAGCGTCAAGCTCTTTGCTCAGGAGCTTGGCGAACGCGGTGCCGAACAGGCTCGCCGGCGCGTGTATGACCTCGAACCCACGCGCCGACACGCTCACGCTTGCGTTGTTGTGCACGGCGAGGAACACGTCGGCGCGGGCTTTGTTAGCGACTGCGCAGCGGGCATAGTTGTATAGTTTCCTCGTGGAAGGCATCCCGTTGTGCGTTTGAATTACGCGCAGGCCCTGCGCTGTAATCTGCTTGGCGACCTCGCGCACCACGCGCAAGTTAAGGTCGGACTCGCGGATACCGCCAGCGACAGCGCCCGAGTCTGACCCGCCGTGCCCCGGGTCGAGGCACACCAACCTAGTCATGCTCTGCCTCCTTCTTCGGTGTGGTGGCTTTCAAGACTGCCACGTCCTGCTCGCATGTGCGCAAGCGGTTAAACAGTTCGTCCACGCAGCGGTTCATGGAAGTCCAGAGGTCCTTAAAGGCGTCAAAGCGGTCCATGAGTCTGCCCCACGTCATGGCACCCAGAATGCCCAACAGGAATACAACAATCCCGCTGGATATCAGGCTCGCTCCAACCATCTGCCACATGCTGTGTCCTCCCCTTATTCCGGATAGATTAGTAACCCAATGCCGTAGTCAATGCCCGCCTGAATAGTGAAGCCGCCTTGCATGTGCGCAGCTTGTCCATCCGCGTATGTCCCCGGGTCAGTGCCACCAATCTGATATGCCTCCAGTGCTGGATTATTCTCCGTAACACCGAACCAATACAACACTCCTGGGACAAGCAGTGGGCGGTAGTAAATATTAGGCTCGGTGCCCCATCCAATGACTTGCGCGACCTCTTGGGATGCCACCCCGATAGTAAGTAAGTATGGATTACCTAGACCAATCACAGTTCCAGGGGTGCCGCCTGCATCGGTGCAGATACACACTGTGACAGAGTGCACGTTGGTCATACTACCGAACCACTTAAAGTAGGCATAATGCGGCCGGCCTTTGATGGGCACCTTAAAGCTCTGGAGCTTGGCATATGTGCTGTTATTGCCGACTGCGCTCGTCCTTGTGCAAGTGTTGAAAGTATAAGGTCCGGACGTTTGTTTTTTGCATGTGATGGTCAGGTCATGCCCCCGCTGCGGATCCGCTGTGCCTTTGATACCATACACAATAAACTTGACCGCAGACAGACCCGCAGCCACGCTGGTCAACGAAATGATGGATCCTATTTTGACCGTGAATACTTCGGGATAGCGCCCCCGCAAAGTTATTTCGCAACCTTGCACCCGCTCGGAATAAATGCCTCTAATTATGCGGATCACCTCGTCCGAGGCGTTTGCGTTTGGGATTAAATCGTTGTCAATCTCCAAGTCCTTTTGCCCATAGCGCACAAGGCTGGCAAGGTTCGTCTGCTCACGCCAACCACCCGCCACGCCGTTGACGCGAAAGCGGTTATATAAGCCTTTGTCGTCCTGCTCAATTTTGAGCGCGTCAATGTCAATCGTATCCGTCCACGTAAAGTCAGCCGTCAACGATCCACCCAACCAACTATTAGGACGGAACGTGTATTCCCCATCCTCGTTGATAAAGTGGTGGTGTTGGCCTGCCTCAATGACCGCAGCCAATACGTCCAACCCATTTTCTTCCGTCCATGTCTTTGCCGCAAGCGTTGACGTGTCGCTGGTGTCAATGTCTCGCGCACTCGCGGGCACACATAGCCGGTCAAGGATATTACCAATGACTGTGTAAGGCGCTCCGCTTCCTGAGACTAGCGACATATTCTGGCTGGCGAACGCAGCAAAGCGGTCCCCGCATGACACAAACACGGTCCTCTTATTACATGCGAGGTCGGGGCGTATGCGTTGAATGAAGCCGGTGAAGAGGTTGTAGGTGCTGCCGCTGTAGGTGCCGGTCAAAGTAATCTCACTACCTACGTCCCAATATCCGTAATAAGGACTGCTTACGTTGTCAGTGCTGAAGGCGCCAGTGTCGTTGAAAAGCGTAAGGTCACACGATCCCGCGACATACTTGCCATCCACGTCATTCTTACCGCGGGAATAATTGGCGCTCTTGATTGCGGAGGAAATGTCAAAGTCTTGGACCACAACGCTCGCCATCTCAAAATACGGATCCTTAGTGGAATCGTTCCACGCTGCGCTGTGCCAGTCAGCCAGCACCACTTGTCCTTCAGGATTGCTGGACGTGCTGACCACGAGGTTCCAATACTTGTTGTCCACGTATGTGTCCACGTCAAGGATTATGTCAAACTGCCCATTTAATTCTGTCGTCCCGAGGTTGAAGGTAAACAAGGTTTGCTTGCCGGCTGTAATGTCTGCCGCAATGTATGACTCTAGCGCGGTCGTAACTAAAGTTCCACCTGCGTCATATAGTTTGGCGGACATAGTGTTGGTTGGTGTGCCTGTGACAGTGAATTGGAGCAGTACCACGAGCTTGCGCGTAAGCGGCGCAGCGGCAATGCCTGTGACATTGCAGCGGAGGCGCAGCTTGTAAGGGTGCGCCGCTGCGTTGCGACCAAATGCCTGAGTACCTCCGCCCTCAAATTGATTGAGGAGGAATGTGCTGCGTCCAGTCAGCGTCAAGCCATAAGTGGGTAAGGTCATAACGCAGCCGCCTCCTTAATGTAACGAGCGTTGGAGCGGAAAAAGTCCCGCGCTTGCCCCGGGTCCATCGTCCAGACTCCGCCGGTTATATTCATATTGAAAACGACGGTCCGACCTCCTGAGGAAAGACCGAGACGGTCAAGGGGGATGATTGCTTCCGGCCCTGCCTCGCCAGCGGTGATTGTCTGTGGGCTTGTCAGTATGCCGCCCGCTGCCATCTTCGGCGGCTTTTGCGCTGCGATAGTTGCCACATGCACCATCGCCGAAGCAAACACAATGCCCGCCATGATCGGACCGAGTATCGGGCCCATTGTCAATGCCTTAGTGAATGCCAGATTGGCGTTGATTATAGCCTCCGCGATTGCGCCCGCTTTCATCAGGTTAAACAACGCCATTGATTTTTTCCCACCAGCATCGTAAAGGTCGGACATAAGCTGTGAGAAGGCGCCAGCAACGGCGGCCTGGTTTTGCATGGCTAACGTCTGCGCAGCAACGTCGGCATCCCTTAGGCGCTTGCGCTCGTCCGCTATTTGCTGCTGGTAGTAAAGGTCAGTGGCGGCAGTGTCTTGACCGTGTGCAACCAACAGCGCAGACTCCGCCTGATATTGCGCAGACAATTGGTCCAGCTTGGACTGGCCCTCAAACGCTCGCTGGCGAGCGAGGTCCTCCGCTTGCTTTTGCTCAATGTCCCACGCGCTCTTGACAGCTGCCTCTGCGGCTGCGTTCGTTGCTGCACCAGCAGCGCCAGCACCTGAGCCGCCAGCACCTGAGCCGTCACCACCCGCGGGCGCGTTGGCAGCGTGAGCAGCGGCAGTGGACGGTGTTGCCATGCTGTCAGCCAGTGTGGTCAGCGCGTCATCGGCAGCGGCGGCAGTGTTTTTAAGCTCGTCCCGCATATCCTGCTGGGTGCCTTGAAATGCGGCGCTGGCGCTGTCCCAAGTCGAGTTCCACGCAGTGGTGAAGGTGTTGGCGACTTGCCCCGCTCCCTGAAATGTAGCAGAGACAGCGCCCGCAAAAGAGGACACCGCGCTGGAAGCATACGAGGCGGCTTCCGAGAAGTTCCCCCGGAAGGCTTCACTGATAGCCATTGCGATATTATAAAGGCCGTCCTTAATCTTGCCCGCGAACGTAACAAACGCGGTGAGCATAGCAGACAGAGCGCGGCCCATAGCGTCGGCGCCATTTTTCCACCCCGCCGACATAGCGGTGCCAAAGTAGTTGACCACGCTGTATATGGAGCCGGTGATTTTAATTGCCCATGACTGGACAAAGGCTTGCATCCCAATCAAGGTTCCCATCGTATATTCTTGGATGTTTCCGATATTGTAATGCCACGCGATAGCCAGCGCAGCAATCGCAGCGGCGGTGCCAATCGCGGCTCCGCTGACAGCAACGAACCCACCGACCGAAATGCCTAACGCGGACGCGCCTGCGGTCACAGCGCCCGCCAGAATAGGCCACGCAAACGATACCGCACCAATTGCGCCGGCAATCCCAAGCAGCACTGGTGATATAACCGCGAGCGACTCGAGGAGTGGACCATTCTGGACTGTCCACTTTTTCATTTCATTGGTTAAGCGTTGCATCAAGGTAGCATGTGCGTCCACATTGTCGGACATTTTCTTAATTATGTCTGAACTTTCCTGCACCTTACCCCGATACACTTCCATTTGCTCGGAGGAGATTCCCAAGATTTTATAGAATTTTTCTTGGTCGCCTTTTGCCTCATTGACTGCTTGATTGAAAGCCATCGTGGCCTGCCGTCCGCTGATACCTCGGGACGACAGCACGCCATAGACGGCCGCCACATCGTTAATGGGTACCTTCATTTCGTTAAGAGCGCGGGCGCTGCGCTGCAATGAGGAGAGGAAGCCTTCCACACCAATCGTGGTGTGTGCTTGCATGTAACCAAACGCGGCAAGGGCTTGTCCCTCATTGCCCAGCGTAATGCCTAACGCCTTGAGTCCGCCAGACGCGCTCGCAAGCTCGGCACCGCTCCTGCCCGCAGCGTCTCCAACCATATCCCAAAACTCGACATATTTGGTGAACTCAGGCGCCGAGTCTGCGCCTTTTTGCGCAGCCAGTTCCATCATGGCTATGGACTCACTGATATTGTCAGCGGCGCTGGTAGCACTGACCGCGACATTACGCAGCGCCTCACTGGACACGCCTGAGGCAATGGCAGTGTTATCAAGGTTTTTGTTGGCTTCGGCGGCCTGCCTCGCCATCATTTCGACAGCGCCGCCGGCCATGCCTGCGACCAGAGCGAGCTTGCCCCAGGACAGCGCAGCACCGCCAGCAGCAACGCCAGCAGCGGTCGCACCAGCAGCGGCTTTGCCCCCTGCCTCTGCGCCCGCCTCACCGAACTTAGTCGCCTCCTCTTCGGCGTTTTGCAGCGGCTGGAAAAGCGCGTCAAACTGCGCCTCCGCTGCCGCAAAAGACGGCTCGGCTGCGTCCATTGCTTCGGACATAGCCTCGCCGCTCTGACCAAAGGCAGCCGCCCAGGATTGACCTACCTCGGCGGCTGCCTGTTGTTGTGAGTCATAACCTTCCTGGGCTCGCTCCAATGCCGCAATCATGCCGTCAATGGCTGTGGAGGCGCTATCGCAAGCGGTCTCCACTGCCTCAAAGGATTTAGTACCGACTTCCTCCACGTTTTGGAATACGTTGGTGAGGTCGTCCTGTCCCTTGATTACCACGCTTACTTCTGGCATCGGCAAGCTCCTTTTCAATCATCATTAGGAACCGTATCTGGAGAGGTGTTAGATCCCCGACACGTTCGCAGAGTTTAAGCCCCTGCCCCAGGATCAGCACCGCCAGCGTCTGCCCCTCGGGATGCGCCACGAAACTTGCGGAGCATTTCCTCCGCACTCTCCAGTCCCGAAATGCGCCGGATGGTCGCCACGAGCAGTTCGCGCACCGTCTTGGGCAGCGTGAGGTTTTTCACCTCGTTGGGTGACCATGACTGCTTGCGGTCTGCGGACAGACCATACGCGAGGATATGGAACGAAATGTCCCAGGTGTTGTTGGTGACGCTTTCGAGGTCCACCTCCATCTCCATGTCGCCCATTTCGCTCCGCTTGCTCTTGCCTTTCATCCCGCGCACCGCGAGCGCGTCAACCTTCGCCTTCTCCCCATCGGTCAGCGGGCGCAGCCGAAACACGCCCATTTCCGTCTCGACTTCCTCCACATGCTCCACGCCCTTGAGGAGCAATTCCTTGGTCAAATAGATGACCGCCTCGTCCCCGTTGCCCTGTCCGTTCATTAGACCCTCCTAGTCCTGTTAGTGTGACACGCGCTCACGCGCTCGCGCTTACGCTCACGCGCCCGGATCGTGCCACCGGTTGAGGTTCTGGACCACTGCGGTGATGATGGTCGCCGTGGTCACGTCATACAACGCCTTGAAGGAAATTTCCTGCATCATTTTGTCGCGCCCCTTGGGCTGGATGGCGACACTCTGAAGGAAAACGGTGCCCAGCTTGATTACCGCCTTGCCCCAGTTCCCAGCATCAATGGTAAGCTCCATCTGCTTGAGGACGGGGTTGTCATCGTCCGGCGTAACGCCGCCCCAAAAGTCCTCCTTCCAACTGGTGTCGTCCAGCTGGATGGTCATACTGCCGGTAATCTCCAGCGGGCCGCCGGTGCCGTCCTGCGGGTAACGCGAGTTCAAGCCCATATTGTCTTCCGTGGTCGCGTTGTTGTTGTAGGACAGTTTGAATGAGCGAACGTCCGCACTGATATCGCCCAGCACAGCGCCCGCGTCGGCGACCTTAAGCTGGCAATCGTGGAACGCTTTGACGCGCTCGCCGTACTGGCTCAGGTCGAGCTTGAGGTCCTCGAGGTCGAGGAGCGTACCCTTGAGGTCCTTCTGGCACGCAATGTCGAGCTTGGCATTGAGGAGTTCCTGTTCCACGCTCAGGTCCAACTGGTTGACCACGCAGCCATTGAACTGGTGCTCCATCACGTCCTTGCCTACAAACGCAGTGAAGGAAGGCAGTTCGTTTCCCTCGGACGGCGTGAGCGTGTGCGCGTACCAGCCCCAGGAATAGTCCACGGTGTAATTGGTGGACGCCGTCAGTCCTGAGAGGTAGAGGACGCCCGCGCCGTAGTCAACGCGACCAACGACGGTTGAGGCGTTGTCACTCACGATGTTTCCATGTTCGTCATCGTGTGCGACCAGACCGACGGCCGACACCTCGACCGAACCTTGCACCACCTTCTGGTGCGCAAGCGTGACCGTCTTGGTGGTCTGCGCGGTGATGGTAGCGAACGCCTCGTCCACCACGTCCGCCACCGCGTTGTCATCGGTCGCGTTGACACCGAAGAGGAGATAAAGCAGATAGGCGAAAGTTTCCATGGTCACGCCGAACTCGGCGCCGCCCCCGGGGACGTAGGCGCCCGGCACGATGCGAGCGGGCATCCGACCGATGCCACCCTCGTAGGTAATGACAGGCTCGGAGGGGCTGTCGAGCGAGGCGCTGGCAATGTCCAGATGAAAGTCTGCCTCCGCTGCGGGCGTGCCATACGCCCCCTCAATTCCCAAACCCAGATACCGCAAAACTGTGCTTGCCATCTTACATGACCTCCTTGTTAACGAGCTTGACTTTAACCCTCACGGCCGCGCCATACAGGCTTTCGTCCGTGTCCATGACCCGTGAGTCGGCGGGATCCCAACCAATGCGAGTCAAGTCCTCCGCGAGCCCGCCGAGCTTACGATCCGCAAGCAGAGCTCCGCTGGCTCGGATGGCAAGCTGCTCCGCTGCCTCGGTCGCCTCCAGCGAGTCTTTGGTGGACTTGACAATCGCAATCAACCAGTAGGTCGGATCCCATATCTCTGACAGCCCCATGCCATTGTCGTTGATAGGGCTGGGCTCTGGTAGGATCCAGATGCAAGGAGGCTTAAAGTCGGTGACGTTGACTTTACGCCCGACCAGCACCTTCTTAATGTCAGCGCCCAGACTCGCCGCAATGACCGAAGCCATCGTGGTGTGGACGCCTTTGAGGCGGGCAAACAAACTCATAATCCTACCTCCCTTAATGCTGCCGTAACGATGCCATCAATCCGACCTTCCATCGTTGTGATAGCGCGGTCAATGAATGGGTTGGCTTTCGTCCCCGGGTGGTTGACGCTGTGCCTGAAAATGAGCTTGCCGCCAATCTTGAAAGCGAGGTACCCGGGGTTGGGATGGTTGCGCACAGCCTTAGTGAATATCACCTTGCCACCAATCTCAAAACGCAGATATTCACCCTTGACAGGCAGAATGTCGTAAGGCTGGCCGGCCTGCTTGGCTGTGATAACGTGCGGCTTGCTCCCAAACTGCACCGCGCGCCAATACTCTGCGCCGATCGTTATGCCCCAAGCAAACTCGCCAAGCTGTTCCGGCAAGTCAGTCGAGGAACGCAGGTAACCTTTATCAATGGGCTCCTCTCGCACTATCTCCGCTTGGAGTGCGAAGGAGAAAAGCTCAAGGACTCGACCGACCACACCACGCACTTGCTCGGTAAGCCCGTCAAGTCCTTTAACCTCGACTGTGAAACGATCGGACATTTATTCTCCAGCTTCCTCATCCCGCGAGGCGGCAGAGACACCCATGCCAAAGAGCGTTGCGGCTGCCGCGACTCCTGAGCGATAGAGGTCAAGCAGCTTGGTGACCTCGCTGGTTAAGAGTGAGTCCTCCACCTGCTTGACCGTGAAATTGTTGACTTGCACAAACGGGGACTTCCGCCGCTGAATTGCCACCGCGACAATCTCGGCGACCATCATAAGCGCAGCGCGTCGGATGCCCGCGGGCTGTGTGCCTATTGCCCACGTGGTGCGGCAGTATGAGTTAATGATGGAAGAGGCCTGCTGGATCCACGAACCCAAGAGCGTGGCCAGTTCGCCAGCAGTCTCAAGGTCAAACTGTGCGGGCTCGACCCCTGTGGCTTCAATGACTTCGGACACGAGGCAATATCCATAATCTTCCTCGCCAATAATCTCAAACGCTGTCGCCATGAACGGCGAGGGGATCATATCCAGCCCATCATGCTTGGCGTATGTCTTGACGCTCACCGGACCCATTGACCACGTGCTGATATCCAAGCCGTTGACAATGACGTGGATATCCTCGGGGTCTGTGTCAACGATAGCGAGCGCGGGAGTGCTGACCAGCGTTGCCGTGAACTGGAGCACGTCCGCGCTGTCCCGGAATTCCATGACCAGAGTCCCGTCCGCGTCTGGCGCAATCGGGGCGCCCGTTTCGGAGCGAAAGCGCACCGCATAATAACCCAAGTCGCTCGCGTAAAGTTTCGGGTTCATGTCAAGCTCCTTCCTGCGTGTAAGAGGAGACTGGTGCCGCGAACCCCGCGGGCGGCTCGACGGACATAAGCAGTGCGCCTAGTTGCCCCGTCGGTAGCAAGCAGAGGCACACTAGAATGGCGCGGATGGTCGCGGGGTAGTTATTCACGATGATAGTGTTATCCACGTCAGGAAACCCCCCGGCAATGTGAACCTGCCCCAAGGTATCAGCATAGAACACGCACACCACGCCGCCGGCCGGCAAGTTGGCGACAGTAAAGCGCACGGAGTCGGGCTTGTCCTCGTTATGTGTGCGCGTTGCTGCGCTCACTGTGATGGTGGGGTCAACCGCGAAGGCAAGCAGCACGTTAGACAGTTCACCAATCCACATACCGCCATCTCCAACCTCGTCCACTATTGCGTAAAGCTGGACGGGAGTAGGTATGGCGCCGGATAAAACATAATGGGACAAGTCGAGCACCACTTCCACGTCACCTTCAACGCAAGGCGCAGAGCCCACCTCAATTGGCTGCTCCGGCGCACCGAGCAGACTTTCTAGAATGCCCAAGCCAAACACGCGGATGGTGTAAGGGGGGTTGCCCCATCCGTCGGCGCGTGTGCTGTTTACTGTCACCGTGCCCGCGGCAGGAGTCGAGCGCACAAAGTTGGACAGAGTAATCATGCCTGACCTCCCAAGAGGGAGCCACAACGCTGCGCAGCGTGAGCGCGTATGTGGTCGCGTGTGTTGTGAGCTTGCATCATTGTGGCTCCCTCTTTTAAGGTCACGCCTTAGACTCGCACCCGGGGGAGCAGGTCCAGCGTCACCACCAAAGTGGTCTCGGTGATGTTTGGGTCCGCGGCGCCAGTCGCCGCCCAATCATAATCGTCATGGGTAACCGAGTTCGTTTCGTCCACCCAGTCATACACGGTTTCCGCAGTCAGACCGGTTAAGGCAACCTCTCCGGTGGCAGTGTCAATCGTGCCGCCGATGCCGCTGCCTTCATCGGGAACAATGACACCAGCCGCGTCATGCGCCACCAGCGTTGCGCCGACGCGCAAGTTAAAGCTCCCATCAATCAAGCCCGCGACAGCCGCGGCAGGGATGGGGATGGTGAAGTCTTGCGTGGTTTCCAGCGGGTCAGTGGTGAAGGTGTCGTCCAGTCCACCGCCCAAATACGGAACGGGAATGTCCGCCAGCGCAACCTCTCCGGTCAGCGGATCGAAGGTTCCGGTGATCCCGCTGTTATTGTCATCCACGATAGCGCCCGCGCCGTCATCGTGTGCGACCAGCGTCCCACCTTCTCCGCCGTAGGTCATGTCCGTTAAAGCGAAGGTGGACGGCGTGATGGTATGCTCATCCGAAAGGTCAAGCGCGACCTTAGTTGCGCCGTCGGGGTCGAAGGAGCCAGACAGCGGACCGCCCTGGTACGCGGCGGGCGTTTCTACTGCCTGAGTAAAGAGACCGAGGAACGGACCGAGCAGGGAATAGATGCAACCCTGCCCGAAGCCGTCGGCGGCAATGTTGTCCAGACTCGACTTGACCAGCCAGGATAGGACTGCGCCGACTCCCGGACCCGCTACTTTCGCGTCCATGTCCGCGCTGTCGGAAATGTAGGAGTTCACATCCAGCAGCGCACATAGTCCATTATTGCGGATGGCGATGGACATGCCGCCCCATTCCGAGCAGTCAATCGGCGGGATGATGGACACTGCCGCAGCCGACGGGACGGTCACGTCAAAGACACGGCGCAACGCGCCGGTGGACAGTCGCTTGGTTGAGCGCAGCACATAAGCGTCCGACATAGTAACCTCCTTTCAAACAGGCTGGCGCTCGTGGCGCTCGCTTGCCCGCTTATGCTGCGATTAGGACAGTTCGACCACGACCGAGGCCTCGGGGTCCTCAAAGCCGTAGTCGGTTTCCGCGTTGACGATGATATCGGTCCGCTTGGCGACAGCCTGCCGTTCGGTCTCCATCTGGACCTCGTGGAAGATACCATAGACGGTGTTGTCCGGGTGGGTGAGCCACAGGCGGTTCTGCGGCATGTTGGGGACATACAGGATGGTGATGCCCTCATACGGAGCCGAGTCGCCGGCGCCCTGCTGGTACTGGTCGCCCAGGCTCGACTCCCGCGCTTTGAGCCGGTCGCGGTAAGCCTTCAGGACGTGCCAGGGAACGCAGAGCAGCCATTCCGACGGGGTGCGGAAATTCTGCTTGGGCAGGACGCGGATGGCCTGGTCGAAGGCGTTTTCCGGGTAGTTGCTGTCCGTGTTGTCGAAAGCGTTGGCGGTGTATTTCACCGCGTAATCAGTGCTGGGCGTCAAGCCGGTCAGCACAATCATGCCGCTTTCATAGTCGATGGTGCCGCCCACGCCGGAAGAGGCGACCTCGTCCAGCACGCCGTCTCCGTCCTCGTCGGCGACCAGGGTCCCGTGGGAACTGTCGGTTTCGACCTCCCACAGTTCAAAGGTGCCCTCGAGGATGGGGAGCATGGGGTAATAGACGATGGCGGTGGTCTGCGCCGAGATGGTCGAGAAGGACGGCGTGGTGAGGTCATCATACGCCTTGGCGGCGTCCTCGGGGCAGCGCCGACGGGTCTTGGCGAGCCAGCCGTCATTGAGCGCGAGGAAGGTGTCACCGCTGTCGGTGTCGCCGTTGATTCCCTGCTCCTCGATATCGAGGCCCGTCCGTTCGGCCATCAGGTCGAGGATGGTATTCATCAAGGCCTGGCGCTCCGGATTGCGGCGGAGCATTTTGTCGGTCACGCCGACCACGCCCTGCATTTCGCAGGCTTCCAGCTGGTGCTCCACGAACGTGGGCGCCACATAGTCGCTCGTAGACTTGCCGGTGCCCTCGGCGGCCGGCGGGCCCATGACGCGGGTGGTGAAGGCAATACGGTCAATGTCCACGATGGGCGCGTCCATGACCTGCATCCGGACGCGGGGCAGCAGGACCGCCTTCTTCTGGAGCATCCGGACATACCGGTCGAATTGCTGCGGCTCGAGGATCGTGGAGCCCAGAGTCGAAACGGTGGTCAGCCCCTTGATGGCGCCGTCCAACATTCCGAGGAGCTGTTCCTGGGAGTAAGACATGATTACTAACCTCCTTGGTTTTGAGTTTGCAGACACAGCAACGCTGGACGCGCTGCGCTCTTACCGCTTGGCGGGCTTGACGACCCGACCGAACAGGTCCCGCGTGGGCGCGCCGTCGGTGCCGGCTTTGGTCGCGGCATCGTCCGCCTTGTAGTCGCCGAGCAAGCCCTGGGACTTGACGGCGGACTCGGCGAACTTGCCGACCTTGTCGAGCAGCTTGGACTGGTCTTCCAGCTTGCCCTTGACGGCAGACAGTTCCGCCTTCAGTTCGGCGACCTCGGCGCTGGGCTCGACCTTGGCCGGGGGAGCGAAGTCACCGACGACCACTTTGCTGTCGGCGCCGGCTTCGGGCTTGGGCGGCTCCACGACCTTCTCGTCCGCTTTGGCTTCGGGCGCCGGCGGGGTGGTGGGTTTGTCGTCCGCTTTCGCGGGCGGCGGGGTTTCGTCGGCGGGCTTGTCGGTCTGCTCCTTAAGCTGCTTGACCACCTCGGCCGCGACGGCTTTCATGTCATCCGGTGACAGGGCCATTGGTTCACCTCCATCGTGATTTTTCGGGTTATTGTTTGCGGACGCTTTTGATATGTTAAAGCGGGACAGGATCCGCGAAAGGAGGGAGGAATCGTCGGCGCCCTTGACGCTCACAAAGCGCGACTTAAACACCGACGGATTGGCGAGGATGGAGACCGCGACGGCGAGCCAGTCATCCCCGAGGTCTTGGAGGCGTATCTTTTTAAGCTCGCCGTCCTCCCACTTATGCCCGATGGGCACCGCGCCAGCAGACTTGGCGGCGATGGCATCGTAGGCGCTGCGCTTAACGCCCATGATGGAGAAGCCACGCAGTTCCCCCGACAGCACACGCTCCCAGGACTTGTCGTCCCTCACGCGAACGCCGAGCATCCAGGTGCCCTGGGGCAGAGACAGCACGGAGCCATCCTTCATGGCGAACGTCTGCGGTCTGTCGAGTATGTGGGACGCGACTGGCCGGCCGACCTCTTGGAGCGTGTGGGACAGGTCGATATAGCGAAAGTCCTCCATGAACTTAAACGCCACGTCCTCTATCTTCTCCGCAGTCAGGACCTCACCCTCGTGGTCGGGCTCCCCCGGTACGAGGACCGGACCATACACGATCCGCTTGGCTGCGCTCTTGTATGCAATCGGTCCATTCAGTTCGCCCATGTTTGCCTCCTTAACTATGCGGATAAAAGGGTCCGCGCCTTTGCTGCTAAATCTGTCTGACTGCTTGCTCATAATTCCTCCAAGTCAATGACGCGGATATTTCCTTGCGTTGTGACACGCACAACCTTAAAGCGAGCGCCGCGCGTAAAGAGGACCTCCCGCTCGCTTGGGTTCAAGCTCACTCCCGACATATTGACGCCCGCACCACTGCCGTCCTTCAACGATTGAATTTTGAAAAGCACGGACAAGGTCTCGCGGTCGTCAAACGATTCCTCCGCGACAGACTCACCCAGAGCAAAGCGCGTGGCCACGTCCCGACTTATGCTGGTGGAGGTCAGCCCATCAAAACCTATCTCCGTCTCCGGGCGCATAGTGGCATAGGCGTTGTAGGCATCGTCCTCGGCGTCCAGCATCATGCCCCGATAACATTGACCCGTGAAACGCTCGCAACGCTTAAAGGTGCGGTTGATATTTCGGGACGCCAATTGAAACATGGGGTCCGTGTCAAGCCCTGCGCTCGCGTTGCGGATATCTTCAAAGTGGGTGCCGCTCCACGCCTCAAACGAGCGCACTATTTCCGCCTGCTTGTCCTCTGATTGCGCTTTGATATACGCCCAAGGGCTTCCCGGAGCAGCGCGGTCGGGCTCTTGCAAGTGGGAATAACCTTCCTCGCTTAATTGCTCCTCAAGCTGCGCAAACGGATTGGCGCTGTCAAGCTGCCCATGCTCTGCGCTCGCGTCGGACGCTGCCTCGAGGTCAACCGGCGTCTCCTCTGTGTCGCTTTCCTCAGGAGTCGCCTCCACGATATCTTCCTCAAAGAAAGGCTCCCCCGGGTTCGGAGCCATCATCCCCTCGGGCATGAACCATGCCACGATGGTGCACCGACAATTTATCCACTCCGATATGTCACCAGCGCGGTCCCCCGGATATTTGAGCCCGTTGGAGAACGGCTGCCCAACCTCGACAATCTCACCTTCCAACGCCACGTGGTCAGCCTCTTCGGTCTGTCTCACGCGGTCGTCCCCTGCGGTCACCCATTGCATGTATTGAATACGCGCACCAACGAGCTTGTCATACTTGCCTTGATTTAACGCGCTATGAACTTCGGTCCGCGCGATACGTTCGCGCTCGTACCGCGCCATGCCTTCAAACGAGCCTTTAAGGTTTTGCGCGATAGTATCGGGGGACAACCCTTGCTCCACGCCTTGTGCGATTGTGTCCAGCACATTGCCGGTCATGCGGTCAATGGTGTTAGCACTCGCTTGGAACACTTGGTCCCGAATGGCTTCCGCCGCTGCGCTCCCTGGGGAAGAGGCAGACGAAAGCGCAGCGTCAAACACGCTAGAACGAAGTTCAGGCAGAGCAGACTGGAGCAAAGACTTGACTTGACTGTCTGCCGCCCCGCTTGCGCCATTCCTTACAGCGGAAACCACTTGCTTTTGCACTCTGCCAAAGAGCCTATCAAGTCTCGCGTTAAGCTGGGCCTCCGTCTTGCTCACCGCCGCAGCTTTCGTGGCGACTTTCACAAAGTCGGTCACGGCGGCGAGCATATCGCGGGCCTTGCTGCTCATTGGCTTACTTTTTATCCTCCACTGCAATCGCCACGAGTCGGTCATATAAGCCTTTGACCGCGCTTTCCATATCGGGGGTGGTCTCGGGTGGCGTCTGTGTCTCAAACGCCGGCACAGGAGGCGCAGGGGGCGGCGGTTCGGGGTTGCCAATGATGCGCCGAGCGACTTCGGGAGGCATCTGGAAGGCTCGCTCAATGACTGCCACCGCGCTGTCAACGCTCAAGGTCTTGTTAGCGACTGCGGCGAGCACCTCGAGGAGCGAGGACACTTGGGCGCCATTGAGTGTTGACGTGTCAGAGGCGGCGGGTTCGGGACTGTAAACCAGATTCCCGTTGAGGTAGTAGGAGTCCAGCGCGGGCGCCTTCTCGACTGCCTCCCATCCGAACTTAGTGCCGAACGCTGTGCGCAACTGGTTGGGCGTTGCGGCGGCATTCTTAAAGAGAAAGTCGGCAAGCTCCTTTTCGTGGTCCTCCTCGTCAAGGTCGAGGTCCTCAAAGTAAAGCTCGACACTGGGCGCTTGCAACCCGTCCCACACCACCAGCGTATTGAGCAGCGCGGCGAGGTGCGCCTTGCGCGGCTTGATTACGCTGTCCCGATACACGCGGCTGGCGTCGGTCGCAGTCGAGCCGCCCAGGCTGCCCGTCTCGGCTATGCCGATGCGATACGGGGGCACGCCATGAGCGGTCAAAATTTCGTCCCGGTTGTCTTTGCGGTAGAGACGGAAGCTGGACTCCTTCACGTCCACCGACAGTGCCTTAAATTCAATCTCCACCTTGCTGTCAGGGGTCGCGGCGGGGACGGCCATAATCAAGGGCGCGTGTGGGTTCTCCGCGAGTGTGCGCAAGTGCTGGCGGACCTGGGTAATGATTTTATATTCAAAATTGCTGAAGGTCTGCGTGGAACCTTCTTGGCTCGCGTCGTAAAGCTCGCCGACTGTGCCCGTCCCGTCCGTCTCCTTCCAGATACGGGTAAGCTCACCCAGGTTATAATTGCCGGTGATATAAATGGCATACGCCGGCACGCCGTGGTTGCGGAAAAAGTCGATATTGTAATCACGCGCTGCAATGTCGCCTTCCATCGCACCCAGCGCCGGCGTTATCTGCGGCATTCCGTAGAAGTCAGAGCGAGCGGAGTAGGCGTGGTGCCAGATTACCTCGGTGGCTCGTTTCATGGGGTCGAGCGAGCCCAGCGCGTACTCGGTGCCGTCCGTCTTGTCCACGTCCATCTGGTAGCCAAAGCGTTTGAACCACCGCCGCTGCGTTCCTCTTAGTTGCATATATTTATTGCCCTGATGGTGAGGGCGCACAGTGTTGGCGGGCAAGTGTGCGAGTATCGCAGGCACTTCCTGAGGTGAATATGCCTCCCGCACAATCTCCAGAGCAAACACGCCCATGGACTCGAGGTCCATCATGCAACCCGTAAGCGCAACGTCCACGGGCTTGGGGTGCCTGCGCTCTTTATTCAGGAAGAGGTCCACCCGAGCCTCTTCCTCGGGGTTCATTTCCTTAAAGCCCTTAGCCGGCTGCAACCCCATGCCGAGCCCCGCCGTGTCATGCGCCTTGGCGTCACAGCACCGCGCGTGGAAGGTGTTATATTCAAGCAGACCCGCGAGCGTGTCCATATCATACAACGGCGCCACGAGCCCATACATGCCGTATTCAGCGCCAAAGCGGTCAGTGGGCAAGCTCTGGGACGCCGGGTTGCCGTTGCCGTCTTTGAGCGCGAACGTGTCGAGCAACGACCACGGGCGGATCGTGCCGCGGTCAGTGGCGACAAAGACAGGCTGGCTGCCTGCCGCCTTAGTCGCTGGCTGCTTGGGTGCTTTTGGTTTCCTCATCCCATCCTCCTTAAACTGCAACCGCGCCCGACATACGAGCCAGCTGGAGCATCATTTCCACACCGTATCCCAGCATGTCAACACAGTCCACATGCTGCGAACTTGGGAACGCCACCGCCTCGTCATACACGATGGCTTGCTCTGGGTCCACTGCGTTGTTAGCGGCGCCACGCAGATGGACGCGCCCATTTTCGATATGCACAGCAAGGCGACTCGCTCGCACAAACTTAGACTTATCCGCCTTGAGCCCATATATGGGATACTTGCTCTGGACCTTTAATTGCTGTGGTATTGCTCGCTGGTAGGCAGTGTCCTCCACGCCGATGAATGGGCGCATATGGTAACGCTGCTCCGCCCGCGCTGCCATGTCGAGGATGGCAGTCATAAGCCCGGGGAACTCAAAGTGGCTGCGGATTACGTCCAGCAGGTAAACCCTATAATCCCAAGTCACACCAAGCAGACCAATCGCCGTATAGTCTGCCGTGTCGCGGAGGCTGTTGTTGGGGTCAACAGCTATGCCGATGTTAGTTAGACGAGGCAGGGCGCGCCAGAGCTTGAACCACTGCCCCTTAATGGGCGCGGTCTCTGCGTTGATACATACAAGCTCATACCCGCGAGCGAAAGCGAGGGAGCCTATTTTGCGGCGGCGCTCCTCAAGCTGCTTGACGCCCCACCGTTCGGGCCATACGGGCGTCATGTCATGCACTGGGCGCCTAAAGACTGGCCACCCATTGTTTTTCAGCATGTGGACAGTGTCCGCCTCGTGCCACGGGGTGCATAGCGCGAACGCCTTGCCTTGAGGAGCGAGCAAGTTAAGCCACACATTGGCGGTGCGCTCGCGGTTACGATTGCGCTTGACGTTGGAGACCACCACCTCCTCATCGTCAATATCGTCCAGCCACATAAAGTCACAGCGCCCGCCAGTGCCCTTAGACATAACGCCGAAGCCTTCGCAAGTGGGCTCCGGGGTAATGACGTTGCGCTTGACTGTGAACTTTTCATCGGACCACGAGCGCCCGCGTTGAATGTGAGGAAAGACCTCGTTATATACTGGGTGGCTTAGAACTTCACCAAGCGCAGTGTTACGCGCCACGCCTATTTCGTCTGTGGAGGATACTATCTTCATTCGGATATCAGGATTGTGCCCAATGACGTGAGCAGCCTTGGCGAGCATGTTAATGGTCTTGCCATGCTCGCGTGGCAGTTCACAAACGCCCTCCTGGTGAGCATCAAAGAAGGCGTGGAGGTCAAGGTGAACTTGGGACTGGCGTATCAGCCGCAGAGCCTCATCCCTGAAAATAAGCTCGGCAAGGACCGCTGCCGAAGTCCTTGCCTTATCAATCAGGAACTGCCAGAGCAGTTCGTCATCCGTCATGTGGACCGTGTCAACCAATCGCACTCCTTACGCGCTGGGCAGCACAGCGCAGACGTTAACGCTTGCCGTTTGCCGCGAGCGCCACCGACACGCCCAGGACGAACTGGATCCGCTTGCCCAAGTTTTCGAGCCCGTCCAGGCCGAGCTTGATGGCGTTGGCGTTGTTGTCAGCGTTCAACCACTCGTCCACGATGGCGACATTTTCCACCGCCATGTCGATGGTGTTGTGGTCGTCCGGGTGCTTGGCGTCCTTGAAAGCGTCCGCCAAGCTGTCAATCATTTTCTTGGTCTGCGTGTCAATCGGCATTGCCCTGCCCTCCTTTACTTGCTCGCCTTAAGCACAGCGTCCGCGACCGTCGCGGCTTCGCGCTCAAGGATTATGGACACACGCTCCCGCAGTTCGCTAGACTGCAACCCTGTGGCGAGCGGACCCAGATTTAACTGGACCGACTCAACCACTTTGCCGTCCACTCTGTTTAGTATCTCACGGATGATATCCACGTCCCCATTTAACGCTTGGACGACCATTGCCGCCGCAAGCACGGACCCAACGCTGGAGTGGGCAGCGTCAAGTCCATGCTGTGCGGCAATGGCGGCGGCGGACGGAATACAGGAAGCAGGCTCCTCAAGGACGTTGCGGAGAATGACGGCAAGGGTTTTAAGCTGCGGCGGACGACCCGCTGGGTTAGCAGAGACCCCGGGCTTCCACCTATAAGGTTTGTTAGCCTCAACAAAAGCAGGAGGCGCCTCAAGGTTGTGCCCCTGCTTTGTCTTTGCGATTTTACGCGCTTGCTTGCTCGGTAGTGCCATCGGTAATTTTCACAATCCGTGCAAGATTATATGCAAAACTTTATCCTAGTAAAGCTCCTAAATTGCCTACCTAGTTAAGTCAACCTCTTAGCGACTGCCCGCACACCGAACAGGATACGCTCCCAAGCGTTCCTCACCAGCCACTGCCCCTTAGTCTCTAGGGTAGCGACAGCGCCAACCACGCGCTGCCCCGTCTCCACGTTGACTGCCCGCAGAATGATCCCATGCCCGTCCTCGCTTACCTCGATAAATAGCGGCGTGAAGCCACTACGGTCGGGGCAGGCCGCCTCCATCGCCCCGAGGAGCTGGATTAGATCGTGCCGCGACACGCAGACACGCCCGCCCCCGTCCCCCGTCCCTCTGACCTTGCGAAACACACCCCGCCAGTCGGGATATCCGTCATTGCGTGGGATGCCCGCGTTAGTAGTCGGATCCCCTTTGGCGTCAATCGAGGTGAACCCCATCCGGTTGCCGACCTGTGTCAGCGCAGCATGGCGCAGGATGGCGCTGCCCTTAGTCATCAACCGTATAGCCCGCTCGACCACGTCCAGCGACAGTAACAGCCCGCCGTCCCCCACCACACCCACTTGGTCAGGGTCCACAGCCAGAGCAGGAGCGAGCTTTGCCGCTATCTCCGCATTAACGGGCTCGACCGCCATAAACATACGCCCATTGCCCGCGACGGTCGTCCCGTCCGCCTCAAAGCGCACCCCGTGGAGCCCGCGGTCGTTGGGCTCACGGGATGCAACCGCCACCACGTCCAGATTGCTTTTACTGAATATCATGCCTACCGCCCCTTCCCTAATGTGGGCTTACGCCCGACCTTTCCACGCTTTGTCTGCCAACCCTTCCTCGCGGTCGGCTGCCTCTTCCTCTTGCTCTTTGACGCCCCGCACCTTACGCACAGCATGACGCCAATCCTTGTCGAGCTTTGCTCGCCGCTTACGATCCACGCCCTTGAATGTCTTGCCCATGCCACTGCCCTCCTCCACTTTAGCTTCCCAATATTGAAACCGGAACTGGTAACACCCACGCTTGGCACACGATAAGTCCTTGCCCTTAGCATGGCGACACGTTACGCAGCACTGGTCCGCCATTACGATATTAACCTCCGAAAGCTGCTTACCCGCTCCCCTTGCACTTTGACCCGCGAGGTTGTCTCGACAGTCAAGCGCACTCTGCCACCGTCATTGTGCGCGTCAATGATACGCCCATACGACGTTGCCAGCTTGACCATCTCCTCGTAAGCACCCACTTTGCCGCCAATGACCACTCGCGTGTCACTGTCAACACGCACCCCGACGGCTAACCCGTCAACCCTCACAATGAACTTGTCCCGCATGTTATCCTCCTTGATTGCCTACGCTAAGGTCAGAGCAAAAACCCCTTTTATACCCCCCACACACCCCCCGTTTTCCACTCATTTAGTCACATTAAGACTCTTTAATTTAATAATGTATTAAGTTTAGAAAGTAAATGATATTAGTAACCTATATCTCCTAATAACATAGTCTGTCCTTGTCTCAATAGCTACCCCTCGCTATATACTTGGGGACTTTGCTTCCCTACCTGTCTTAGTATCTGCGCCACACGCTGCTTGCTCACGCCAAGCTGTCGTCCTATCTGCTCCATCGTGCGGCCGGCCAGTATGCCATACACTGCCTCGCTCTGCTCCCTGCTCCTGAGTGTAAGCAAGTCAGCCAGCTTGAAAGCCTCAGGGTCCGCCGGCTCGACTCGCTCCCGCTCAATAGCCACAGGGTCCAGCACTTCCTCCGCGTTGTGCCCGCACTCGCGGCGCATGTATCGCACCATGCCCCGCTTGACCGCTGTATAAGCATAGGTGGAGAACTTGGCGCCCTTGTCTGGGTCCCACTTGTCCCGCGCCTCGCACAGCTTGACATAACCTTCCCCGACCAAGTCGCGCCGATACTCCACTGGGAAGGTCTTGACCGCAGTATGAACCACCCACAGGTACTCCTCAAGCACCAGCGCCGTTCGTTGTTGTCGCTTGCTAGACATTGCGGTTGACCTGATGAAAGAGCGACAGCATACGCCGAATCCCCGACATGCGGAAATAATACTTGACGTAAACCACGGG